CACCGCACCACCTTGACCACTCACTTCGGCAACACCCCTACATAGAGCCCAGAACATCAGGGTCTCCATTTCGAAGGTGAAGCCATTCCCCATGCTAGAGAACATCTCGAGCTGGTGGAACAGCCCATCGGGCATAAGTGATTGTGGCGAGCGCAAGTCATCAAGCAATTGCGCCCAAGGTTCCGGGAACAGCAACCAAACTAGTTCCCTGCATATGGTGTTTGATGCATTCTTCAAATCGACAGTCGCAAGACCGAGATCCAAAGCTGCACCGGCTAGCACCTGATTAGTCGTCTGACTGGTCAGGTCAACACCGACGCGAAGGAGGCATTGACGGAAGAACGACCCAACTCCGAGCTGCAGGAAGAGATTCCCTGTTGGCTCGGCTGCGATAGTTCTTTTTGTCTTCGCGTTTTTATCAACCAGAACCACACGATTCCCCTCCACGAGGTTGAACTCTCGATGGAGAAGTGATGTGGGTCCCGAGGCATCTAGACCGCGCGCTTTCAACCACGCGTAGTCAGTTGCCATAGCCGCCCGTACATACGGGAGGGCCCCCTGTGTAACTGAAATTCGCTCCTCACGGAGTTTTTTTGTCGATGCGAACGTCGCGCCCTTTCAGGGTTGACGTTGCACCCTTCCCCCATTTGAATCTATCTTGCAATTTAGCCCACTTTGGTCGTTGCCCGACAGCTGAATGTATAAAACGCTGGGCGGCCGTGATGGCAGCCTCAAAGCGCACCCAGTTAGGGTCATTCGAGGTCAAGCGTTGATTAGAGCGAGCGCAGATAGCCTCTCCTTCCCTGAAGGAAGCAAGAGCGACCTCATCAAGATCGAGCCTGGTGTCTAAGCCTGTGTATTTCGACAGGTACTCAGATACCAGGTAATCATCTCGAAATTTTTGAGAGTCAGATTCAACGTAGTCCAGCGCATTAATCCCAAGCGTCGCGACTTGGAGATCCTCATGGGCGTCAAGCAACATAAAGACGGCCATACTACGAGGTGTATCCACAGAGACGCATAAGTGCTTCGCGCACTCACGAACAACGTCACGTTGTTTGTCCATGTTCCAGCTCCCAGTTAGTAGGGCAGCGTGCCGAGGACGATGTTATCGCCCAGGGTCGTTGCACTGCCGAGAGCAAGCAGGTTGCGGGCACGGGCCAGGAGGTTTTTCTTCCGGGCTTCGGTCCAGCTCTGCGGGAACGCAACGTTGATCTCGACAAAACCCGTCTCGAGGAGCTTAGGTGCTCCTGGGACGGCCAGGTCGAGCTCAGGCTCGGTAAGCTTGAGCCAGTTGCGGGTGAGCGACGCCGGGAGACGGTCCTTGGGTTCACGCACGGAGTACTGACACATGTAGGCACCCATGGGGATGCCACCATTGACAGCTCGTGCGACCCAACGGGCCGTGGTTTCGTTGACGCGGGACGCAGGGGAGAAGGTGGTATTGACCGGTGTCGCCTGGCCATCGGCCAGGATGATATCGGAGATGTTGGTGATCATACGATCATCGCCTTTCAGCTAGTGGAGTTATTTTCGGCCTATCAGGCCAGAAAGGAGTGCGGCGCAGTTGAGCAGAGGCTCAGCCGCTCGCGGTATCTTCACGATGGGCGCGCCGGGCATCGGCAGGTGCGGCATCAATGACCTGTCCTTCACGGTTCTGTCTTCCGACATAGCGTACTGGACGTCCATTTTTCTAGCCGTGCCCGTCGGAATGTCGGACCCTGAAAACTCCTTGGTCCTTCGTTCCTTCGTCACTTTTGTGCAATAACCTGAGCCATTGACAAGCTGGAATCCGTTGTTTAGGAGACTAGCCTCGTATAGCTCAAGCCACTGTCCAATGCCGATGAAATAATCAACGACAAAGGAAAGAGTTGTAAGCTCCCACGCAAGAGTTGGTCGGACCGTGAGGCCCGAGCGCCAATTCTCGAACATATGGGTTTCGGTTATTCGGATTAAAGCCCCGAATTCGACACGCTCATCAACATCATACGTTTCAATGCTGCCCGAAGAGGCGGCACGTGATTCGCGTGTGTGTGATGCGCGGGCCTTCACCCGGAACTCAGCACCATTTCCTAAACCCTTTAACGCATGACTACGGATGTTCTCGCAGTCGTTAATCAGTGGTTTCAGTCCCACTGACCATCCAAGCCAGAGCCCGCTCACCGTAAGGTGCGGGTCCCGGAGCGAGTCTTTCGCCAACTTTTTAAGGAGGCGTTTTCCTCGTCCAGGGTTTACAATCGCGTCGATCGCGAGCTTTCGCAGCTCGGATATGGCGCGGCTGGCTGAACGCGCTATGGAGGCCATCATCTGCAGGCTCTCACGAGCCTCACCAACAGAGGTATTGAGCGAGATCTCGCTCGACCTTATCTTTTCATAGAACTTACTCAACGCTTTGGTACGGGCATCCGTCGGCAATGATTCTAGGGAGTATGCAACTCTCCCAAGCCAAAAGGTGTTTCCGTATTCATCGTGTGAGAGAGCTCCAGAAACGACTGCCCTATAAGTCAGCTTGCCATACATACGCTCGGTCACGACGATCCTCCCATAGGGAAGGGTTCGAATGATCTTCGTATAACTGTACGGCACGGGCTGCTTATGATTGCCAATGTTACGGCAAGGCGACGGCGAAACGACGAACGACGCATAGCTGCCAACGAGGTTTTTAGCCTCAGAGCGGACGATATCGGATGTATTGTAGAACACATCCTTAATCCACTCTTCAGTTGTGCAGATTCTAGCGGTCTTAATCGCGTTTGACGTCAAAGGCATGTTGGTCTCCAAAAGTTCGATACCAGCCATCCAGCTGGATCGTGGGCTTCCGCCCGAAGGACCCCGTGAGG